AAATCTCCTTGAAAACCAATGTCTATTGTTTCTCCTTTTGGCCCGTAAAAAACAGTAGAGTCCTCTTGATTACCATCTTGTCTACCTAATGTACCTGTTGCTTTTTTAGTATTAAAAGTTTGAAGTTTACTACTTAAATCTCCTGTTTTAGGAGCCTTGTCTTTAACAGTATAATCTCTACCATACTGTTCTCTAACATCATCTGGATCATCTAGTGATCCAATTCCTTTATATAAATCTTGCCCCTGTTCTCCAAACACATCAGCCATTAATTCGTTAATGGATTTTTGTTCGTTGTTAACTTTATAAAAATTAGGACTTAGGCTTGCTGTTTGTCCTCTTATACTTTTATAAAGATCTTTTTTATCTTTTAAATTTTTTCTAAAATCAACTGCTTCTTGTGCAATCTTTTTATCTTTAATTTTTTTAGCTTCTGCTAACTGTGCAATCTTTTCATCTTCAATTCTTTTATCTTCTGCTAACTGTGCAGCTATTTTATCTTTTTGAGCTTGTGCAGCTTCGATTTTTTTAAACGCTGCTAACTGTGCAGCTATTTTATCTTTTTTAGCTTTCTCTATTGCCTGTTGGGTTGGACTACCTCCACCACCAGTATTAGTATTAGTATTAGTATTAGTACTACCACCAGATCCAATAGAACCCATACCAGAATATGTAGGTCCCCCACCACTATTACTACCACCAGATCCAATAGAACCCATACCAGAATATGAAGGTCCACCGCTGTTATTATTTCCGCCGCCGCTGTTATTATTTCCGCCGCCGCTGTCTTGACCGCCGCCTCCGCCACCTCCGCTAGAACCACCAGAACCCCCAGAAGAACCTCCGCTAGAACCCCCAGAACCCCCAGAAGAACCTCCGCCACCTCCGCCACCTTGGTAGCCTCCGCCACCTCTAAAACCAGTTCTCATGATACCACCATTCATAGCCATGGTCCGTGGTTCTTGCATCATAGTTTCAATACCTTGAGGTTGAGAACTCATTTGTGCTTCAGCTGCAACCTGTTGCATAAATTCTCCCATAGACATGGGTTGAATTCCTTGTTCTTCAGCATCAAATACATACTTTTCATACTCTTCTTCTAGTTGAGCCATTTGAAATTCTTGCATTTTTCTTTGATCTTCTTGAGGTGACTTAGGTCCTTGATTACCTGAATAAGTAATTTCCGGTGCACCTACATCTAGTGATTCTAATCCTGTTTTCATAATAATTTTTAAGTTAGTTTTAAAAGCAGGAATTTAACCTGTGGTTTCTTACATTACCTGTTTTTGTCAGGTAAATCAAGCTATGTTGTAACTGTTCTTTTCTTAACTTCAAGGGAAGATAACACCACATGTAACCTATTTGCTGTAGCTGCTGTTACTTTTAATACTTCACTCTCTTCCATTACTAGAGGTGCTGTAAGTAATTCTACCGTTGCATTAGCACTAACTGCTTTTGTTTTAAATACACTAAATACAGCGTCTGCCGTATCTGTAATAGTTATTGTCAATGTATCAGCGTTACCTGAGTCTTCAGATACTAATATAGATTTTATAATAGCAGTTGTAGCAGATGGTACTGTATATAATGTTGTAGCACTAGTTGTTGTTAAATCTACTTTTTTATTTACAAATGTATTAGCCAAAGTAATATGCCTCCGCTTCTGCTTCTTCTTTTATATCTTGTTGGAATGTTGTATTTAATTTTTGCACGATACTATCTATATCTCTTACCAATGATTGTTGTATCTGTTCGTCATAATCTTTTGTAGGTTGTGTAAGTGATTGTACAATTCTAGCCATTATCTTCTACCATCCGGTTGTATGTCTAATCTAAATGTACCTAGTTTCCAAAACTGAGTGGTACTACTATTAGATACTTTTAATGCAATCGATCTAGCTCTTGCTCGTGTATCAATTTTTTGTGTACTTGATGATACAGTAAATGGACCTAATGATGAACTAGCTGCAGTATCATTTGGAAAATCTTTTAAATTTAATGTAACAACACTATCTCCTGTTTGTGATAAAAAGTCTGGTAAGACTCTTCTTATTTTCATCATAAATTCACCATCGCCCTGTAATCCGTTTTGACCTATATCAAAATCTCCAGATTGTATGTTTGCTGTAATAGAACTTGTTGCTCCTTCTTTTACTTGATCTAATCCTTTTTCGTGTTCAAAATATGTTGATGTGCCATCAGTACAACCAATAACATGATTAGTATTTGTTGAAGCTGTTGTACTACTTGGATTATATTCTGTTGCGTGCGGTTGACCAAATACTGCAGAATCTTGCCATGCAGATCTTGCAAGTGTTCCTACGGTCCACACCGGTCTTTCAGGTGTTGAATCAAGATAATTATAACAGACCATACGGTTCACGGTCCCTGATCCAGCATTTGGATAGAACCACATAATTTCACCAAACAAATTATTTAATCCTGCATTGATATGTTGTTTTGGAATTGTATTAATATCATCGTAAACATGATCTTCTACTAAACATGCAAGTGATTCTAGTTTACCTGTGTATCTAAAAAAACCATTCTCTGACATCCAATAAGCAGAACCATCTACCTCTACTGCTGAATTTTTACCAATCAATCCACAGTTTGTACCAACTTGTTGAAACGAGAAAGTAAAAGGTGCACCAACAAATCTCATAATAAATAAAGCTGTATCAGTCCATACATAAATTGCATCACGACCACGGATTGCTCCTACAATTTTAGATCCATCTGCTAGTCTTTGTGTACCTGCTGTGTTAGTAGCTGAAGGTGCATATGATGTCGTTGAATCAATATTTTCTTGATCAGAAAATCTAATAAACATTTCATCTTTTGTGGATTTAGTTCCAATTGTAGTCTCTGTTCCAAAAAATATTAAGTGCCTGTCAGGAGTTGATACTATACTAAACGCTGATGATGTTGGAGCATTAGGCAGTAAAGTCGCTCTAGTCTCTGTTGCTGCTGTAGGATCTGAATCCCATTCAAATGTTTCTCCACCTGATATAGTTGCAATAAGTTTGTTACCAAAATTATCCAAGGACCATAGTCCTGGTGCTGTTACAACATCTCCAGAAGTAGATCCATTCCATGTAAAATAACCTGATGCATCTGTAACCGTTGCACCACTTGAATGTGTTGCAGCTGTTGTACCTGACGCGCCTCTTGTTAATCCAGATAATGTGCCTCCACTATTTCCTGTATACGTAATTAATTCAGATCCAATAATTATTGTCCCTGAAGAAGGAAATGATGTTGAACTTGCCATTGTTAAACTTGTAACTGATGCATTAATCCCTGATGAAAGTGTTGATGTAAACTGTCCTTGTTGTAAACCACCCCATGATCCAAGACCCCAACCTGTTGTTGCAACTTCTACTGCTGGTCCAACTGAATAATAAAGCTGTACTCTAATACCACCAGATGTTGATGCACCTGATCCTGATTCATTAGATGCCATAGTAACTGTTAGTGTAGTTGTTGTTGGTATAGTTGTAACTTGAAATCTATTGTTGTCAAAATCTCCTGATAAAAAACCAGAGTTAGTAATACTTGTAAAATTATCTAGTAATATAATATCACCTTTGTTTGCATTATGAGCTGAAGCAAAAGTTAATGTTACAGTTGCTGATCCATTAGTTGTACTAAAAGCATTTGTTAAAGTTGTAGTAGTTTTAATTGGGTGTATGTCATAAAAAATACCACCAGAATATGCGTATAAAATTCTATTAGTTCCTAAAGCTGCATATTTAATACCACTAGCATTTACAAAATGGTGTAAGGCTGTGTTACGTCCTGTAATATCTACAGAACCTAATTGTGCCCAACCACCTATTTTTTCTGGAGTGCCGTATCTAAATCTAACATTATCTCCATCCACCCATTGGCCTTCGCCACCGGTTGCTGTGACCTGTTTGTTAAAACCTGGTTGAAAATTTACTTTTTGAAGCATATAGCCCTTATATAATTAAAAAGCCCAGCTTACAAATGAATATCTAGTGCCTTTAGTTGTCTCTTTTAC